TACCCTTCATCGGTTAATAGCCACTTGTGGGTTGGGCATGTATTTAGCCACTCAAAAAATTCTTCTCTAGTCATCACCGTCTCCTTACTTCTTATCTGCTGAAAACATATAGTTATTAAGTCTCGCCCACTCAGTAAACTTCTTGTTGGTCATCACCATTGGACGCTTGCTGTAGTTCTTGGCACGTACACCGTTGGCAAACATAGCTTGTGATTCACTAGGCAGTCGCACAATATACTCCATCCAGCCGTTCAACCAGTTCTTGTCGATCTGCACCAGTGACCGATAGACCACCATACATAGTGCCGACGCATTGGTAGGTACCTTGGCAGTTTTGGGATCTTGTTTGATGGATTCTAACGTGGGTAGCTGGTCTGCCAATGACACAAACGCCATCATGTCCATAGCGGTGCGCTCACCTATCGCGCCCATCAGTGCCGCAGTAAGTACCTTGTCTGAATATATCTCTGGGTGTTTGATACGTGCTTTGAGTATGTCGCTGGCACAGTGTAACGATCTAGGAGTACAAAACGCACTGCGAGTTGCGCGGGGATGGTAAATGTAGGGGTTCTCCTCTGGATCATCATAGTCCTCAAACCCGTGAAATAATTGTGAGTTGTCCTTACAGAACGCCAGTAGTGTAGGATCGAAGCCATTGACAACACCGTACTCAATAAACTCCATGTTGTCAGGTTTACGCACGTTGATAGTGACCATCCTATCCAGTTGATGCCCTTGGAACATATCACCAACACCCTCTGCACCTAGATTACTTGTGGCATACACCACCGAGTCAGGGTGCAGTTCATAACTGCCAATCTTACGATCCAGACATATCCGCATAACCGCAAGTTTAACCGCTGTGTTCGCCTTACCTAGCTCGTCCAACATCAGGATAATCGGTCTGTTGTTATGGACACCTAACTCCTCGTTGGTCAGGTACCGCACAAACCCAGAACCATCCTTCATGTGCTTAATGTTGGGGATCGTGATATCACCCAAGTCCTTAGTCGTACAGTCAAAGTAGCAGGGTAGGTGATTCGGCATATCTTGCGCTAACATGTTTAGCGTTGATGATTTACCAATGCCCATGTGCCCGCGCATGAGTATAGTTCGTTTGTTACCGATAGTCCGTATGGTGTCTGCACACTCTTGTAATGACAGTTGATACATTTGTGATGCTTTCATTGTTCTCTCCTATGGTAGGGAATCCCCTACGATTAAATACCAAGTGATGGAAGTTCCATTATTGCTTTGTCGATTGCCGCTTTTGTATTGATGCGGAGTGACTCATTAGCACGTAGCGCGTCAGGTGTAACACCACGCAACGTATCCTCCAAGTCCATTCGCATATTCTCCATCTGTGTGTTCTTGGTAATGTTACACGTTTGGAGTAGATCAACCACATCCACCAGATTCGTTACCAGTGTGTCGCGGAATGTTTTCTTGTGCTTGTGTTCTCCATCCGTGGTTAAGCGTTCTGACATTTTAGTTAGTCTGTCATAGAGTCTAGTCCACAGATCGTTCATGGCTTTCTGCATCTGACTACCGTAAAACTTATCATAGTCATCACGTAGTTGCTGTTGTGCCTCGTTGCCGATATCCACACGGAAGTCGCCTGCTGACGGCAACGGTGTATAGTTCAACCGCCATGCAAACTTTGAACGTATCTCTTCAACGTGGGGGTAGTCGTTGGGGTCAAACATATCCCCAAGCGATGCTTGTGCCTTGGCTACCTCGTAGGTGTAGTTGTCACAGAACGAGTCAACGTGTTGCCAAAACTGGTGCTCGCTGTTGCTCATCTGGTGGTTGTATTCAAAGTAGTTTTCTGTGGTGAGAAGTCTGGCTCCGTTATCGCCCCAAGGCAAAGTTCGCGCATAGTGTAGATGGTTACGTGTATCACCCACCAGTTTACGGGTCTCTGCTAGGTCTTTACTTTGTGCAAACAGTTTCTTGTTGACCGTTGCCGCATTGGAATCGGCATTGTTATGGATGGTAATATCTGCCGTAGCTCCGCGATCTTTCTTGGTTGCTGTTGGCAGTGAGACGCTAAACTCTACTAGCATAGCGGATGATCCTAGAGTTGGTGCTTCTACTTTTGTTGGTGTGTTCATATTGTTATCTCCTAAAATTTAACAGAAAAAGTCATTACTTACAGATCATGGACGCGGCAGTCGGTGAAAAGAAGATCGAAGGTTTCTTGTGGTATTGTCACGTAGTCGTTATCTCCTACAAACGCGTTTTTATGGCGCGTGGTAGTTGCGCTAAACTTCGTAGTGCTAACGTAATACTTACCGAAGGTGTGGTCACGCAGTGCTACTGGTGTTTCATAACTGAACAATATATCCATAGCGTGACATAATTCAGTCGCAGGTATTGATAGTACCGTTTGATTATTTCCTACTTGTCTAAGTTTCATACTTATCTCCTTGGTAGGGGATTCCCTACCGTCCTATGTGTTTCACGTCTGAACGTGATATGAGTTGATATGCACCTTTGTTATATGCGGGTGCAATAGTGTGAGTACAGTCCTTGGTGTAGTTGCGCTCCACCTTGACTGTCTCGTTGGTGTTGGGTTTCCCCAACGGTGCTGATAGATACATCTTGTTATGTCTGTACGTAGTCATTTACTCTCCTTTGCTGTGCGTTGATAGTATTTGGTAGGGAATACCCTACCGATTTATGAGTGAAAAAAGTACCAGTCATATTGTTATTATACACTACTTATTAAGTAATGTCAAATCGTGTTAGGACGTGGTAAATAGTGGTGTATGGTGTATTATGACATATTATAACAGATTATTACACCACGTAGGTCGGTAAGTTGTTGAAATCATTATAATATTACAATATTACAATATTACACGAGTTTTAGAGAATATATATACACGCAAATAACGGGTAAAGAAATGTAATTTTATAAAAAAATAGAGAATATATTTTTTAATTGCTGTGTAATTTTTGTAATATTGTAATATTATAAATTAAAAAATTAGATAACACTATTTGATAGTATTTGATAGAGAATAAAAAATTAGATACTACTGTTTGATACCATTTACAACATTCTGAGAGAGCTTATAATATTACAAAATTTTGTAATATTCTGTAATATTCTGTAATATTATACCCCTTTTTTGTAATATTACACTCGACGCGGCATAGGAACTGGTTTCAGTAAAATCATTTGATACTATTTGATAGGGAATCCCCTACACCCTGCATATGCTCAACGCGGCATAGGAACTGGTTTCAATAAAAAATTAAGACGAAAAAAAAGGGCACCGAAGTGCCCTATTGGTTAATTTAAAAAAGATTTCATTTCACCTAAAAATCTTTTTGCTATGTTGCCTTCTTGGTTTAGTTTGTCTATTAGATATTGTTTCTCTTTTAGCAATGTCGATATGGTGTCAGAAATATATTCATCTGTGCTATCGGGCATTTCCAAATGGATACATTGTAAATGTTGCAATGCAGTGATTGAATCGTTAACAGCGTTGAATTGTTTTGATGTAGACATGGTAATCTCCCTTAAAAGATGGGGGGTCGAAACCCCCCGATAAGTTTATACAGGTGCTTTATTGTGGATGGTTGCTATGATATCGTTCGTCATATCTTGCAACCCTATGATCCATAGATCATCGTCACTTATGCTTGGCCCGTATTGCTGTTTCAGGAATTGAGCCGCCTTGAGAAATTTGGTCTTGGCCTCTTCTCTGATTTCAACGGGCGTTTTTTCCTGAGATACTTTTTTATTAAGGTTGCCATCAAGACCCTGTTTATTAAGAAACCCTAGATATCCCTTGCGCTTATCTTTAAGCTTGGATTGCGGTTGTCTTCTAGCATCTACGATTTGTTTTTGCTTTGGGTCATTCTTTGCAAAATCATCACGGTCAAGGGCTATCAGATCACGCTGGGCCTTTGGTAATGCCATAGCGCAAGGTATCAACTGCTCCGCGTATTCTTCGGGTGTAACCATTGATTTAGAATCTTTGGTGTTGGGTGAGATTAGATGATTGATCGTGTAGCCCATATCTAACCACCGTCGAAAAATCTTAGCGTTATTCTCTTGACTAGATAGGTCGCTTGCTATTGAGTTATAGAGATCTTGCGCGTATTCACCTACGTTTGTCTTAAAGGTATGTTGTTTAAGTATGTTCATTTCTACTTCCCTTTTGTTGAATGTGTAGGGGATCCCCTACGTGACCACATGGCTTTATGCCTTGCTTATTATTAATATACACTAAATTGTGGTAAATACTAGCAATGGGTAATTTTTAGTGGTAAATAATATCGACCCCCTACCCCCCCTACGTCTGTCTGTAGTTACATCGTATATATATTGTCTATTACGCACCAACAAATCTGATTCTGGGTTATTCGGTTATTCGGTTATTCGGTTATTCGGTTATTCGGTTCGGTTATTTGCCCCGTTGAATAACCTGCACAACCTGCACAACCCACGTCCCAAGCGGGCTGTACACTTACTAAAATTTTTTTGAACAAAACCTGCATTCATACATAAACGTGTTATGATATAAACAAAAACCTTGTCAGGTATGTCAGGTAGTAACATTTCTTTTCTACACAGGAAACACCCCCCCTTTGGAGTCCCAAACATCTTGCAGAAAAAATTTTTTTCTGGTATAACGCATTAGAATGCGTTACTTACTTGGTGCTTGACACCCTGCGAATAATATGACTTTGAGCGTAGAACCTGAAATTGGTGTACCTATCCCTGCTGCTAATATACCTCCTATGGATCTTAACGATAGGATGACAGTGACTACGAATACGGTAAATAAGTTAAAAGAACACGGTTTAGATACCACCCCCACACCTGAAGATAAAGATATAGCTGCTAAATTAACAGTAGCTTATGCAGGTAACCCCGAAAATACTTCTAAAAAAGTGTCAACAAGGAATGCATCTACCCTACCCCCTGCTTCAATAGTGCTGACCAAGACTATTTTGGATGAGTTTGGGCAGTCTGTGGTAGAGAGTGCTACCCAGATACGGCATTTAGTGACCAATAAGTTGCTTATAGAGACTGAAGACCCTGATCCGAAGCAGAGAATGAAGGCTTTGGAGCTTTTAGGTAAGATTTCAGACGTTGGTTTGTTCTCTGAGAAGTCAGAAGTGACCATAACACACCAATCCACGGACGATTTAAGGGCTAAATTACGGCAAAAATTGGGAAAACTGGTAAATCCGGCAGAAGATGTAGAAGACGCTGTAATTATTGATGGAGAACCCTTAAATGTGGACCAAGAATTAGGGTTTTTCGATGAAGAAAGCTAAAGATCCCAAAGTAGGTACAGGTAAAAAACCAAAAGGTAGTGGAAGGAGACTATACACCGATGAAAATCCGAAAGACACTGTCAGTATTGCGTATGCGACTCCGACTGACGCTAGGAAAACTGTGGCGAAAGTTAAAAAGGTTAACAAACCGTTTGCTAGAAAGATTCAAATCCTCACCGTCCTCGAACAACGAGCCAAAGCAGCAGGTAAAAACGAGCAAGCCCAAATCGCCAAGAAAGGTAAAGAAGCAATAAGGAAACAGCATGGCAAAAATAAGGTATGACAGGTTTTATTATGAACCTCTGCCTGAATCTTTGACCATAGGTGACAGTGATATTGACGGTCTTGGTCTTTTTGCTACTGAAGACATAGATGATGACGAGGATCTTGGTGCTACACACATTAAGGTTCCAATGATAGCGGGTTTTATAAGGACACCGTTAGGAGGTTTTATAAACCACTCTGAAGAACCCAACTGCGTGTTGATACTTGTCCAAGATTGGGATGATTATCGGATATATAATTTGTATACAGCACAAGAAATACATGAAGGCGAAGAGATAACTATTAATTATGACAACTGATTTTTCAGAAAAAGAAATACAGCACATGCTGGATAACCTAGACAATTTTTCTTCTGAAGAGGTTGTAGAGATACACAGGCTTGTCGATGAACTGGCTACACGTAGACAGAACAAGTTGGCGTATGATGACCTGATAGAATTTTGTAGGAGGATGCAACCGGACTATATAGTGGGTAAGCATCACCGTAGACTGGCTAACATGTTGATGGCGATAGAAGCTGGGGATAAAGATCGTATCTGTGTGAACATACCCCCACGTCACGGTAAGTCTCAGTTGGTGTCTATCTTTTTTCCAGCGTGGTTTCTAGGTAGGAATCCTAATAAGAAAGTAATGATGGTGTCGCATAC